GCTGGTCTATCTGGAACCCAGCAGGCAACTTCACCCAGTCGATGGACATCAAAGAAGCTGGCGCTCATGCGTTTGCTGAAGTGCTGACCAAGCATGGCATCCCCTGCTACACGGGTTCCCGCGCAGACTAATCAACGGGGGCTTCGGCCCCCATAACCGAAACGAAAGCGAATCATCATGGACAACTACACAGCAACAGGTTTAGCAGAGGGCTTTATTGAGGCCGAGAGTGAAGAGCAGGTATTGGAGGCGTGGCAACACTTGGTCGACACGGGGCTTGCATGGCAACTGCAAGGCTTCTTCGGTCGCACCGCCGCCTCGCTCATCGAGCAGGGTTACATCAACGCACCACAGGGGGCTTAATCATGTCAGCATTTCACGTTTCTGATGACCACATCAACATCCTTCTGTCATGGGCGCGTAAGCACAACCCCATCGTGCGGGTGGATGACGTTCGATTTGACCTGACTCAGTCCGAAGACTATTGGCGCGTGGGCGCGGTTTTGCGGGACGCCAACAACGCCAGTATGTTTGCCCGTTACGGTGACAAGCCAGAGGACTTCTTGCCTAAGACCGTATCGGTGTCGCATATTGAGGCCATCGACATTATTTCTGGGTGCGATTGTTTTGACTATCAGGCTTGCGAATACGACGGTTGGAAAAGTTCTGGCGCAAAGAGTCTTATTGACGATATTCGCAATGTGGCCTCACGCAAGATAGTAGGGTACGGGCGATGCTGGGAATTGCGTTTGCCACAGGTCGAGGAGGCCGCATGAAACACGCACAAGCAGACTACATCAACGCAGGCTATCGTTACGAGAAGGCCAACAGCGCCGACAAGGCGCGGGCCGTAGCAGAAGGCATCCGCAAGATGCTTCAAGACGAACACATCGACGAGCAATCAGACGCACGCTACTTTGTTGAGCGTGGTCGCAAGGAAGCAAGGGAGACAGCATGAACAAACAACAAATAGAAGAGTTCATGGACGAGTTGAGTGTTGGCAGAACTATTCGACAATTGCCTTCCGAAGATAGAAAAAAAATGTTTCAGCAATTGGTTTCAACGGCCCCAGAATTTTCTGCAAAACAGTTTTCTAAATTTGGGTTAAAGGGTACTTTTGGCTTGAGTGACCAGCACCGTGAAAAAATTTCAATTGGCATTCGAGCATCATTAGAAAAAAAGAAAAGGAATAAAAGTATGAACACCGACCACATCATTCACAACAGCGACACCCAGCGCATGGAGTGCCAGCACTGCGGCTTCAGCGAGGCCATCAAGATGCCTGCGCCCATTGATGCCATCGTGGGCAAGATGGATGCCTTCACAAAGGCCCACGAGGGCTGTAGACGCCCTCAAAGCGAGGTGGTGATGTCTGACTACATCAAAGGCTTCGACGCGGGCTATGGCTACGTCCTGAACGAGATTGAGCGATACATCAACGTGTACCCCACTGACGTGTTTGCGGTGAAGGAGTTGTTGGCCCACCTGAAAATGGAGGATAAGCTAGATGGGACGCCGCCGAATAAGTCTTGAAGGCCGACTGCATGACTACGACCCAGAGGTAGGCCGACTTTGGCGTAGTCGCAATGATGAGCCAGAGCAAGAGGTATTTGACCGCTTACCTTGGTGGATGTTGACCCCATACGAAGACAAGGACACCAGAATTGATTTGAAGCGTTTATTCCCTACGGCCTTGGAGACACTAACCCACCGAGAACAAAAACTGCTTTGGTGTCGTTTTTGGGCTGATTACACCCTTGATGAAACTGGCATGGTGTTTGGCGTGACAAGGGAGCGTATACGCCAGATTGAAGCCAAGGCTATTCGCAAACTAAAGCACCCCACCCGTTCCGATGTTCTGCGTACTTTAATGGAATTTTGCCCACGCAAAAAGCGTTTAGAAGAACAGGAACAAGAGGCATTGAATAAGTGGCGTGAAGCCTACCGTGAAAAAGAAATGTTGGAGCGGCACACGCAATACATGGAAAACCAGTTAATCAAAAAACTTTTGGAACTTAGGCTCGGTATTGAGGAGAGTGGTGAATGACGGATTTGTTTGGTTATGAAGAGTTTGACTGGCGCAAGGAGTGGCAGGGTATGCCTGAGTTCTTTCAGGAAGACCTTACGCCTTACCGCGTCCTCAATCTGCGCTTTAGATGCGAAGAGGACGTACAAGAGTTTGCCAAGTTGGTTGAGCAGGTCATCACGCCAAAGCAAAAGGCACTGTGGTTCCCTCATGCTGAGTTCCGCAGGGCGTCGCATTTGAGGTATGTCGATGAATCCTAAGTACCCCATCTACATTGTGTCCAAAGGACGTTGGAAGACGCGCCTGACAAGCAAGGCGTTAGACCGCATCAACGTCCCGTACTACATCGTGGTGGAGGCCCACGAGTGGGGCGAGTACGCCAGCGTGATTGACCCAGCAAAGGTGCTGGTGTTGCCGCCTGAGTTTCTGCGGGATTACGACACTTGCGATGACGTGGGGGATGCCCGTGGAAAAGGCCCCGGGGCCGCACGGAACTTCTGCTGGATTCACAGTAGCTTGATGCACGAGTCCGAGCGCCACTGGGTCATGGACGACAACATTGCTTCATTCAACAGGCTCAACCGCAACCTCATGGTCAAGGTCACCTCTGGCACGATATTCAGGGCCGCAGAGGACTTTGTTGACCGATACGAGAACGTCGCCATCGCTGGGTTCAACTACGACTTCTTTGCCAAGGCCAAGGAGCCTCTGCCTGCCTTCGTAATGAACACCCGCATCTACTCCTGCTTGCTCATCAAGAACGACCTGCCAATGCGCTGGAGGGGGCGTTACAACGAGGACACTGACCTGTCCCTGCGGGCGCTCAAGGCTGGCCTCTGCACCGTGCAGTTCAACGCATTCCTGCAAGAGAAGGCCACCACCCAAACAATGGCAGGTGGCAACACTGACGAGTTCTACGCCAAGGAGGGAACCCTGCCCAAGTCCCAGATGCTAGAGCGCCTGCACCCTGACGTGGCTCAGGTGGTCTGGCGGTTCGGTCGCTGGCATCACCACGTTGACTACACCGTGTTCAAGCACAACGCCTTGGTGCGCAAGGCTGGCGTGGTCATTCCAGAGGGCATCAACAACTACGGCATGGCGCTGGTGGAGAAGGTCTGAACCCAATCAAGTCCCCCTTCTGGCATATCCTTCAGCGTGAAATAGCCGCTCGGAAAGCATTAGGGAAAGCACCTACAAAAAGTTCTTGACGGTGTTCAGTTTGTTTATGCTACAATTAAACCACTGCGATGTGCAGGACAGCGAAAAGAAAGCGAAACATGACACACCCATTTGAAAAAGCAAACCTCGGTAAGGCTCCCTTCTCTTGCACTCACGTCACAGAGAACGTGTTCGCTATGCCTGACGGCACGACCAAGGCTGGCGGTTGCTGTGACTATTGTGGCACTGGCATTCGCTGGGAGTTCTGGATTAAAGGTTCTATCGCTGGCGCACGCCAGTTCAAGGTCGGTTGCGATTGCGTTGCCAAGACTGGCTGGGGCATCGAGGGCTTCGAGAAGGTTCGCGCTGACCACACCCGCGCACGCCGCCAAGCTGGCGCACAAAAGCGCCGTGAGACCCGTAAGGCGCAACTCGCCGCTGAACGCGCTCAGAGGGACGCAGAGCGCCAAGAGGCTACTCAGGCATGGCGTGATGCCAACAGCGCCTTGGTGGCCCGTCTGACAGCCTACACAGGCAATAATGACTTCCTGCGCGGCATGGTGGACAACCTGAGCCATTGGGGCAACCTGTCCGTTCGTCAGGCCGAGGCAACCGAGTCTTGCTTTGCCGTGATTGACCGCATTGAGGCCGCACGCGCCAACAGCCAGCACATTGGCAACGTGGGCGATAAGGTTACTCTGACTATCACCGTCGAGCGTATCGTGGTGCTGAAGTCCGAGTTCTACGGTGACAACTACATCACCATCGCCCGCGACGAGCAGGGCAACGCCATAACCTACAAGGGCCGCTCTGACATCGGCGGCAAGGGCGACACCACCACCATCAAAGCCAGCATCAAGGAGCATACTGTCTACAACGGCATTAAGCAGACCGTCATTCAGCGCCCCAAGGTGCTGGAGGTTGTATTAGGGTAAGTCCTAGGTAAAATATTTTTACAAGGGGGTTGACAGCCCCTTTGTTTAAGTTACAATTACACCACTGACACAGCAAATCCGCATAGTCAGGTAACAGAGAAAGAAAGCGAAATGAAATATCAATACAACGATGGAGGCCGCAAGGCCGCAGGCTTTAAAGGTACAGCAGGCGACTGTGGCGCACGCTCAATGGCAATCGCTCTGGGTCTGGATTACAAAGCCGTGTACAAAGAATTGGCGCAAGCTAACGCCGATTGTGGTCACGGTAAGTCAGCCCGCAATGGCATTTACAAAGACGTGTTTGCTGACGTACTGAAGCGTTACGGTTGGGTGTGGATGCCAGCCCCTAAGTTTGAGGGTCGCAAGGCGCGTTGTTCCGATATGCCAGCAGGCGTGGTGATTGCCAAGCAGGCCCGTCACTTCGTGGCAGTGATTGACGGTGTGGCCCACGACAGTTGGGATTGCACCCACAAGATGGTCTACGGGTACTGGGCCAAGGCATAAGGTGGAGGGGGCCACGGCCCCCATCAAAAGCGAATCAAAAGCGAAAGGAAAGAAAATGTCATTCATAACAGAAATTGAAACTCGTGTTGCAGGCATCCCTTGCATCGTTGGCGTGACTCACTTCGAGAGCGTGCGTGGCTCGTTCAGCTACCATGCCGCCAGTGACTGGGACTACCACGGCTACATCGAGGCAGAGTGGGTGGTGTGCGACCGCCGTGGACGCCCGGCCCCTTGGTTAGAGCGCAAGCTGACCAGCAAAGACTCCAGCCGCATTGAGTCCGAGATTGCAGAGCATTTTGCAGACTAGGGAAAGTACCTACAATTATTTTTAAAATAGTTGTTGCTTGGTTTAATTTGGGGTTATACTAGCATCACTGCAATACGCAGGTAACAATGAAAGAAAAGCGAAATGAACATCGGAACACAAACAAACAGCGTCGTAAACCACTTGTACAGCCGCATGACGGTTGGCGCACCAGCACCTGAAGTTGGCATGGGCGCAACCAAGTTGTCATGGACTGACCGCCATGCCGCGACAGTGACAAAGGTCACCCAGTTGACCAGCAAAGTCTGGGCATACGAAATTTTTGTCATTGAAGACAAGCCAACGGTTGTCTCTGGTAGCGTGCATGACGGTAGCGCCGTATACACCTTCGAGCCAAACCCTACTGGGTACGCCGATATGTACCGCATGGAGCGCAAGACAGGCAAATGGGTTCGCGGTTACATCAACCAAGAGACAGGCAGATTCAAACAACGCCGTAGTGGTGGTTTGATTATCGGTATGCGTGACCATCACTTTGACCCACACTTCTAAACCACGGGGCGCAAGCCCCTTAACCGAATCTTTAACCAAACGAAAGCGAATCGATATGACACACTTTGACACCATGAACACAATCGTCAACAAGTTCTTTGACAACCTACCCAAGTCCTACATCGTGTACTGCGACTACATCGCGCACACCATCGTGAACAACCTGAAGGCCAACGACACCGAGAAGTTACTTGCCAGCGTGAGCCGTCCCAAGTACGATTTGACTGAGACTGGTGGCTTTGCCAGCACCAAGAAGACCATCATGGTTGAAGACCGTAATGGAACCAAGTACCGCGTGACTGTCGAGGAGGTTAAATGACGCCAGAGCAAATTAAAAAGTTGCGTGGCTCGCTTGGTTTAAATCAATTTGAGTTTGCAGAAGCCATAGGGGTTGGTCGTGGAACTGTTACTTCTTGGGAGAAGGGATACAAGTATCCTCAACCAAAAAATATAGAAAAAATGCTGACATTGAGTAACGTACCTAAAAATTGGGTGGAATTGACTACTGAAGAAATTGACCAAATTGGCGAAATATTTCAAGAAAAGAATAAAAGCATTCAGGCTTGGGGTTTGTTTGCTTTAGCCATAGAACACAAAATAAAGAGTAAAAATATATGAAAGAAGAATCATTGCTCCAGAAGGTTGTGATTGGTATAATGTTTATTGTTTTCCTCGTGTTTTGGATGTGGGTTCCTGACTTCACATTGGACGAGGAGGATTGCATGAAACAAGAGTCCAGCGCATACGTCAAGAGACTGTGTAGCGAATCTAAAGCGAAGTAAAACCGAGTCGGTTATAGGTTTAATGACTGACAACACCTCCAGACCGAGTGTCGTTGGTGTCGGTGAAACAAGGCTGTTGCCTTGATTGGTATACCTATGCCCAAAGCGTGAACTGGCGAACCTAAAGCGAATCGAATACACTTGCATTCATTCGTTCATTCACATGGGGATTACGGGTTATGCCAGAAACCACCAGCAAGGGGTCTAAGAAGCCCGCCAAGACGCCGAAGGCCACAAAGCAGGCCCAAGGTAGCACTGCGCCCGCAGAAGCGCCTGTAGCCCCCAAACCAAAGAACCCTCCTCATAGACCAGTAGAGTACACAGAAGAGATAGCAGAAGAGGTATGCTGGAGACTCGCTCACGGAGAGTCGCTTGTCTCAATCTGTAGTGATGAACACCTCCCGCACTGCGCGACGATTTATCGGTGGTTGATTCGCTTCCCCGTCTTCTGCGAGATGTACGCACGCGCACGCGAAGACCAAGCTGACACCAACGCTGACGAAATCCTTGCCATCGCTGACGAGATGCCGCCTGAGTACACCGATAAGGATGGGCGCACTTCCCTTGACCAGTCCTACCTCGCGTGGCAGAAGCAACGCATTGAGGCGCGTAAGTGGACGTCAGCCAAGCTGAAGCCTCGCAAGTATGGCGACCGTGTGGCGCTGGAAGGGGTGGAGGGCGGAGCCGCCATCAAGACTGAAGACACCAACGCCAACAAGTTCCTTGAAGTCATCCGCAACATGGAGATGACTAAGCGTGCTGGCTGAGATACTCGAAGACCCAGAAGTGCAGGCGGAGTTCAATGCCCGCTCCGAGCATGACCGCATTGCATACATCGCCCACGCTACTTGGGTAGCCAGCGCCCACCGCTACCAGATACCACCTCCACTGGAGATGGACTACACCGTCTGGATGATGCTGGCAGGGCGCGGAGCAGGTAAGACACGCTCCGCCGCTGAGGCGCTGTGGTGGTGGGCATGGACAAACCCCAATTCACGTTGCCTTGTCCTCGCGCCCACATCGAATGACATCAAGTTCACTTGCTTCGAGGGTCAGTCTGGCCTGCTGGCCTGCATACCCTCTGAACTCGTGGTGGACTACAACAAGCAAGACCATCAAATCAAGCTGTCTAACGGCTCCATCATCCGTGGCATCAGTGGTGACAGCTACGAGCGCCTGCGTGGCCCCCAGTTCCACTTTGCATGGTGTGACGAGTTAGCCGCCTTCCAATACCTCGGCGCTGGTGAGGCGTGGGACATGATGATGATGGGTCTGCGTCTGGGTGATAAGCCTCGTGTCATCGTGACTACGACACCACGCCCCAAAGACCTCATCATCGACTTGGTCGGACGTGAGGGTGACGACGTGGTGATTGACCGCGCCAGCACCTATGAGAACGAAGCTAACCTAGCGTCATCCTTCCGCAACCAGCTAGAGCAGTACAAGGGTAGCAAGCTGTATGAGCAGGAGGTGATGGGTCTCTTGGTCGACCTCGAAGATGGCAAGGTGGTCGGGCGCGATATGTTCAAGCTGTACCCAGCCGACAAGCCCTTCCCCAAGTTTGAGTTCATCGTCCAAAGTTATGACTGCGCCTTCAGTGACAAGGAGTACAACGACCCCACCGCGATGACAACGTGGGGCGTGTTCAAGCCCCTCGATGGCCCGATGTCTGTCCTACTCATCGACTGTTGGGCCGAACACCTGACCTTTCCTCTACTCAAGCCCAAGGTGCTAGACGAGTGGCGCGTGTCCTACGGTGAGGGCAAGGACGCCAAGCGCCCTGACCTGATACTCGTGGAGGACAAGGCGGCTGGCATCTCCCTCATCCAAGAACTGCGTGCCGCCCACCTGCCTGTGCGTGGGTACAACCCCGGCAAGGCTGACAAGATGCAACGCCTCCAGATTACCGCCTCCATCTTTGCGACAGGCCGTGTCTGGTTGCCTGAGTCCAGCGTGCGCAAGGGCTACGTCAAGGACTGGTGCGAAGGCTTCCTGTCCCAGATATGCTCATTCCCTGACTCGACGCATGACGACTACGTCGATAGCGCAACGCAAGCGATTCGGTTAATGAAGGACATGGGTTTCCTAGACATCAACCCAGAGCCTCGGTATGATGACGAGGACGATTACGCTTATGCCCGCAAAGAGCGGGTCAACCCCTATGCGGTGTAAACGATGGCAGACCCAAAGAAAATACTAGGCGGACTCGGTAAGGCCAGCAAGCGCCTGCTGATGACCGAAGAAGAGAAGCTGGCCCAGAAGTATGCGGCTGGCGCTCAGTACGCTGACCCAATCGCGCCCGCATCCATGCGGATGTCTGAGGCATTGGGCAACGTAGGCGCAGAGGGCAAGACCCTGAACTTCACAGAGACTGACCGCTCAAGGGTGTTTGGCTCTAACCGTGGTGGTGTCGGGTTTGCTGGCCTCCAGCACTACTCGCTCCCGCACAAGAAGGCCAACACCGTATGGGGCTTTGGCAACAAGAACACCGCTGACAAGAAGGTCAAGCAGAACGACCCAGAGAAGTCAATCTGGACAACCTTCGTTGGTTCACCAAACCAGCACAAGAGCAACACCGTCGTGCTGAAGGACGCCATCAAGGAGTTCCAAGACGCAGTGAAGGCGGGCAATGTTCCTGCTGGTCAAATCAAGCTGATGAACGACCGCATCAGGGCGGCGGCTGACGACAAGACTGGCGTACTGCTGTTCGACGATGCCTTCGACTTGACTGACCCTAGCGCGATGGGCGCGGCTAACACCTTTACTCGACGTTCCGCAGTTGGTGACGTGCTGTTAGGTGAGGGCGTCAAAGGCCCAATGCGAAGCAAGGCATACAAGTCCGAGTACGGCAACGAGCCTTGGCGGGATTCAGGCCAGATGGATTCCATTCTCAGGCGCGAGACTGACCCCGACTTGGTTGACGCTGGCACATACGATGTTGGCAATCGCTTTTTCGTGTTGGACGGCAAGATTATTGAACGCTCAGACCTGAACGAGGCGTTCCCCTTGCAGGTGACTGGCAACGACCTTGGCATCAAGTACCAACTCGTGCCACCTGAGAAGGCCATGCGCGACTTCTATAAGTCCCGTGAAGGGCGCAAGGATAAGAACAACAGGCCCGCGCCCGTTAACTACTACGACCTGTCAAGAGCGGAGCCGTCTCAGTTTGTGGACGAGGACTTCCTGACGTTCCTTCAGAAGGAGGGCTACAAGAAAGGTGGCGCTGTGGACATCAAAGCGGCAGACGCACGCCTAGCGGCGGCAATGAGCCAACGTATGGCAAAGGGTGGCAGTGTCGACATCGAGGCCGCTGACGCCCGTTTAGAGGCCGCTATGGCCCAACGCATGGCTGGTGGTGGCGGAGCCTTCAAGAAGATTGCATTCATGCAGGCTGGCGGAGCCGCCAAAGGTGTGGCAAAAGGATTCAAGAAGCTATTCGCTGACCGTGACGTCATGCCTGCGGCAGAGCGCGAGGCCAACCTCCAGAAGTTCCTTGAGCCAAGCAAGACGCCCATGCGCCTGTACCACGGCACGACCGCGACCGAAGGTGGCAAAGGGACTGAGGCCATCCGCCGCATCAAGCCTAGCAAGGAAGGCGCACTTGGCTCTGGTGTCTACATGACGCCCAACACCGCCCACGCAAGCAGTTACACAGGCATCCCCAACGACGACGCCCTTGCAATGATGGGGCAGGGTAATGACTACACCAAGAAGATGGCTGACCAATTCATGGCAGACCGTGCGTCAGGCACACTGCGCGAAGGGCAGGCGGGCGGCAATATGTTGCCAGTCCACGCCCAGATACGCAACCCTCTCATCATTGGCAAGTCAGGCAGGAACATTGACCCAGCGGCTGACGCCCTGATGAGCCTTGGCATGGACGAGGCCAGCGCCATTCGATTGGTTGAGAAGGCGTTCGAGGAAAAAGGCAACATTGGCAAGCAGATTCAAACCAGAGCGCAGGCCCAAGGCTACGACGGCATCATGCAGTACCGTGGTGGCGACCTGTCCGAGGTGGTGTCCTACAGGCCCAACGCTGTGAAGAGCGCTATCGGAAACCAAGGCACTTACGACGTCAACCTGCCTGACCTGAGCAAGGCCGATGGCGGTGGCGTTTTCAAGAAGCTAGAGTTCAGCCAGCACTTCGACGGTGGTGGCATCGCCTCACCTGAAGAGAACAACGCCTACCGACCTGAGTCATTCTTTGATTCCAAGCGCTATAGCGACATCAAGAAGAATGCCGCCGAGATGTTTGCGGAGGGCAAGCAAAGCCTTGCCAGTGACTATGAGCGCCTCAAGAGTTCACCTCGCGCCCGTGCGCAATTAGCCAAGATTGCGGCGGCACAACTTGCTGGCGGTGCGCCTGACCTTGCACACCTTGGCGTTGACCTTATTGTCGACCCACTCAAGTCGGTGACCGTTGATAAGCTGTTGACTAAGCCAGCATACCGTTCTGTGTTGGAAGGGCCACCCAAGGCTGGCGAGAAGCAAGAGCGCGTGCCAATGTTTGGCAGTCTGTCCGACGCTCTCAAGACCGAAGACGGCTTACCCATTGGCGGCTCTGAACACATGATTAAGCGTGCGCAAGACGCTGGCCTGATGAGTCAAGGCCGCTTCAGTCCACTCATTGAAATCCCTGCCGCTATCGCTGGTGGCTTGGGTGCGTCTAAGTTAAGCAAAGGCGTCGTTAAAGGCTACGATAAACTAACTGGCAAGAAATCTGTTACACTGTTTCCTCTACAACCAGAGGCAATGACCGCACCTGCGGGGACACCACAAGGAGCAACGTATGCAACCAAACAAGAAGGCCCGTTCTATCGAGTCAGCCCAACCTCGCTTGACGTCAGTGGAGCAAAGAGTCGCGGACTTCGAGAAACGGATGAACTACAAAGCCAAGCCCCTGTCGGAGGAAGCGCAGGACAGGCTGGAAGCGAAGTTCCGTTCCGCATCTCGGATGAAGAGGTGGCAAGACTGATTGCTGACCCAGCGTCAAATCAACCCCTACAAATTGCGCAACGCTTTACCAAGGAAACGCAAGGCACTGACTTTGCAAAGCCTGACATACCAGAGAGTTCGCTTGCCAAGCAGTCTGCCATAGGCCGCGCCCACCAGCTTGCTGTTGAGGGTTCGCCTGAGTACAAGTCATCGGTGTTTGATGCTTATGCCCAGCAGATGCCTGACGTGCTTGAGCAGGCAGGAGCCAAGAACTACGACGACCTGATGGAGAAGGCTTACCGCCAACTCGCCAAGGAAACCGACGAGCAGTTCAAGCAACTGCCCTACAACTTTTCGTACCACCGCGCAGGTGAAGGCGACTACCTCGGCGGCTCCAAAGAGATGATGGCTGACGTGCATGGCAACAAGCACCTCTACGTCTTCCAAGGTGGCGACCCCCACGACTTCCTCAACCGCATGGACAAGGCTTCTGGCCTTAACGAGAACGAGAAGTTCCGCGCTGTTCACGACCTGCTAGGCCACGCCATCTACGGCAACCAATTTGGCCCCAAGGGCGAAGAACTTGCCTACGCTGTTCACCAGCAGATGTACTCACCTCTGGCCCGCTTGGCTATGGCCTCGGAGACCCGTGGTCAGAACTCGCTTGTGAACTACAGCCCGCTCAACGTAAGCCTGAAGACCAACATTGCCAAGCTAGAAGACTTGGAAGTCGAGGCCATGCGCCGTGGCAACAAGGACTTGGTCAACGAGATTCGTGCCGCAAAGCGGCAAGAGTTTGCCAACAACTTCCAGTTCGCGCCCCAAAAGGCCGTTTTATTGCCGCCTGAGTTTATTGACCCCAAGTTTGCTGGCGGACTGCCTGATTACTTGAGCGCCGCAAACCGACCCGCTAAGGGAACCGAAACCCAATCGGTTTTGACTCACTTTAGTAACGACCCTAACTTGCAGATGCTTGACCCAACACGGTACGGCACTGGCATCAAGGGCGCGGAGGCGGAGCGCTTGCGTGACTTTGCAGGTGGCGTCAAAGACCGCTCGTATGTGTATTTAGGGGAGCCGGGAACGATTGCCCCAGAGTCTGGTCTTGGCGTCAACCGCTATCGTGGCGAGTCGCAGAACTTGTACGACATCACCAAAGACCCCTTGTCTTTCCGTGCGCTGGCCCGCGAGTCCAATCGCACGCCCTTCACTGCCAAGGTCAACGCTGGTATTACGTCGCC